ATAATCGTTCTGTCGCCGCCGTTAGTGAACGCCGGATCGATTCCAGCAACGACGGTCGGCCTGTCCGCCCAATCGACTTCGCCCATCGAACCGCTCTTAGCCATCTCAGCTTCTGAGTATATTCCGGTTGTCTCGTCGGAGTCGAAGAAGATGGCGCGGACCATCCGCATGTATCCTCTGGATTCCGGCCCTAACAACAATCGATCCTCCTCCAGCTTTTCGGCGGTTGGTAGCCAAGGATACTTAACCTCACCTAGCACAATGTTAGGACTTCGTTCACCGTCGAGTCGAATATACTTACCACCCCACTTCGTTGTCCATTCATCAGCGGTCTGTGTATCGATGGCTTCCCAACCCTTCTTTGGTTCTGACCAAACACCGAAAGCGTCGAATCGGCTGTTCGGGTTGGACATACCGATCATCTGGAAGAATGGGTTCTTCGATAAGTTGGTCAGGCCAGCCTGTAAGATACTTTCAGAAAGTTCTGAAAGTTCATCACCAATCATAATTACGCGTTTCTGCTTGATACCAATAAACTTGCCTATTGCCTCTCGCGTCTTCGACTTCTCTGCCGCGATAAGCGATAATCCAGCTCTTTCGATAAGCGTGCCGTTCTCATCTACATACGCTGCGTTACCGATTGAATCCCGTATCTTGATTGGCGCACCATCGATCACGGACAACAGAGACATGACTGAACCCCAAATCCTTTTTCGTGCTTCCCGTAAGGTGGTAGAGGTCATCAGGACCAGTGTGTCACGAGGCTGGCTCAACCATTGGACGATACCCCATGCGGCCATCGTGTGTGACTTACCACTACTGGCGGAACCTCCGATAGCTAGATACTTATCCTTTAGAGCAGCCCGAATCATTTTTTCTGCCCAAGGATGGCGAACCATCATCGGCTCCGGCAGCTCTTCGCGATTCCAGAGTTCGTCGCAGATTCTCCAGAAGTAGAACTCCTTAGCTTTATTATTAGGGTGGTGGGCGAACCCGTATAATAAAGCGGTCAGCGTGCTAGTAGGCTGGATCATGAGTCCACCTACGTCCATCTGCTTAGATTGCGGGTCGATGCGCGGCTCTAGAACACGCTTGCGCTTTTCTGCTTCGGAGGGCATAATTTAATGGATGTCTGAAAATCCTATACGGGAGTGCGAGGCTGAAGCCTTGCGCCTTAACAAAGAAGGTTACAGTAATGCGGCTATAGGTCAACACATTGGAGTCCACCGCAATACGATACGTAAGTGGTTAAAGAAACACGGAATCGCTGCAAAGATAAACGGGGACATAGTAGACGGCAGAGTTCTCGACAACTTGATACACAACACCAAAGTCAAAGACGAACACCATAAACCGGACGCCGATAAGGACCAGCTCAAAGAGGACGTTGAAGAACACTTCAACGATACTGTAAGTTCAGCCATTGTTGAAGAACGGTTCCGTGCATCTAAACAAGAGGACGTTACTCTGAACGAAATCGCAGAAGCGCAGAACTCTCCGGCTGATAAATACCAGCACTACATCGCAGCAGCCGGAATTAAGTTGTTGCGCGACTCTATGAAGACGCTGCGTGGGCCTAAGACGATTCGTGAGATGTCAGAACTCGACCAGCTCATTAGGCGTAACTTAGGACTCAACGCTAAGACTGGCGGCGGAAGTAGTAAGATGCAGATCGATATCTCTATCCTAAATAACTCCAAAGCAGATAAAGGCGGAGGAGCGATTAGGCAGAAAAAAACGATTGACGCGGAGACCGGAAAAGAGATTTAATAGCGTTGCAATGTTCCAAGATCGTGAGCCAGAGGTAGGTCCAAAGTTTATTACCCGAATAGATGAGGGGGCGGATTTCCGTTTTCCGGTGGATACCGCTGACGGTCTTTGGTATCGCGTAAAGCCTTCTACGGCCCGTGAAGTATTCTACTTGCAGTCTCTGCCGAAAGGGATCAGGGTCTTAGTTCCAGCAGAGGGTGACGGCCTTCTAATCAGAGGAGATTCAATACCAGCAAAATGAAACCCGAAACCCTATTCCGTTTACACGAAGAGACGTGTAAGAAAACGCTCGAAATTATGCGGGCAAAGAACAGCGACTACTGCGGTGGTGCTGAGACAATCGATGCCCTTGCGAACTTCAAATCAGCGAAGTCGTTGGGCCTCCATCCGGTTACAGGATTGCTGTTAAGGATGCAGGATAAACTGATGCGGATTAAATCATTCGTGAACGATGGCGAGTTGAAGGTAGCTGGCGAATCAGTTGATGACGCGTGTGAGGATCTCGTGAACTATTCGATTCTCGCGAAAGCCTTACTAAGTGAGGAGCGTGAGTGTGGCACCTGTAGTAATCCTGTTTCTGGTGGCGAGTGCGACAATTTGTATTGTCCTGAAAAATCTTAATTTAAGTGTTATGGAGATAAACGATATAATATTCAAGACAAAGATCAGTGACTACTTCTATGTGGTGACTAGATATAAAGGCAAAGGGGAAAAAAGACCACTCGCTAAAAAAGAGGATCTAAAGGAAGTAGACATCTACCACGCAGTAGCCTACCGCGAAATTTACAGTGGGGCTATGTGTGGCGTTGGGGATTATGAGGGGACGAGGATTACGGGCGATGAAGACATTGAAGGGCGCCACCTTGAAATGTGCGCTATCTATAAAAAACGTCTTGGAAAAGGTGGTGAGTGGGAAGGGGACGATAGACCTCTCGCGGAACAATACCCATCCTCTAAAAAGAAAATAGAGCGGGCCAAAAAAGAGCAAGACGCTTTAGAGGCTCTTGAAGTATGATCGTCGGGATCGACAACGGATTAGATGGCGGACTTTGTGCAATATCTAAATTTGACGGTAGCCTCATCGATAAGATTAGGATGCCGACTCTTCAGATGTCGAAGAAGAAAGAGATTGATATCCGTAAAGTCCACCAATGGTTGATGGACTTAAACACACCTTTTATCTTTGCGGTAGAGGAGCCGTTAGCCCACGCGAAGAGCAGCCAAGCGGTGCGATCAATGGCAATCTCGTTTGGTAAGTTAGTTGGGATGGCTGAGTCCCACGACTACGAAAACATAATGCGCGTGTCCGTTCACAAGTGGCAGAAAGTTATGTTGGGCAAAGTCCCTAAAGGGAGGACTAAAGAAGTCGCCCTGAATCTCGCCAACCAGTTAGAGCCATCAGAGAACTGGCTAGCTAATAAACGGTGCCGGACGCCGCACGACGGTATGATCGACGCCTACCTTATTGCCCGATATATTTGGGGTAGTAGAAAAAGTTGAACTTTTTCTGGACATAGTAAGTCGTCTCAATTATTTGTCTGTGTATAGACAATAAATGAAGACACTATATCCAAAACAGCAAGAGGCGTTCGACTTCTTTTTAGCGAAACATAAGTTAGGTTTAAACTCCCTCGACACGAGCCATGTCGGAACTGGTAAAACAGTAGTAGCCGCTCATCTGGCTAAGATCTTAGGTAGGCCCGTTGCGGTCTTGTGTCCTAAGTCGGTCATACCGTCATGGGAGCGTGAACTCAAAGAGACTGGTATAGAACCACTCTTCGTTCTCAACTACGAAAAGATCAGGACTGGTAAAACAGAGTGGGTGTCTAAGCGCGGCAAGAAGATCATGACGTGGAACCTACCGTCCGATACGTTGGTGCTGGTAGATGAGGTCCATAAGTGTAAAGGGCCTTACACGCAAAACGCGCAGCTTCTTATATCACTCGTCACGCAAGGCTACTCAGTCCACGCGATGTCAGCTACCGCTGCGGAAGACCCTACTGAGATGAGGCCAATCGGTTACGCATTAGGGCTACATAATCTTAACAAAGCATCAGACGGTCTCAAGAGTTGGTTCAGTTGGATGATGCAATTTGGATGTAGTCAGAACCAATGGAACGCATGGGAGCTGCGCCGTAAGACCAAACTCAGTGATCTCAATAAGGTCATGTATAACAAGAATGTTAAGCGTCTCACGGTGGATGACTTTCCTGACTCGTTCAAAGAGAACCGAGTCTTCATCGAGCCTATAGCCTTTGGTTCCGCTGCTAAAATCGCTAAGGCTTATAAAGATCTCGGCATCACTCCAGAGATCATCACTAGTCTTCTAGAGAACGGAACTGTAGAAGATAGCGATTGGGTTCTCGTTAACCTGTTACGCGCACGCCAGCTTGCTGAGTCACTCAAGGCTAAGGACATGGCGGACATGGCTAAGGACTACGTCGAGCAAGGCCATAGCGTTGTGTTGTTCGTTAATTTTACAGATACCGTAGATACCCTCTGTGAGTTACTAGAATGTATGTGCATTAAGGGAGGCCAGAAAGTTGAGGACAGGCAAGAAGTCATTGACGCTTTTCAAAGGGACGAAGAACACGTTCTCGTTATTAATACTGCTGCTGGCGGAACAGGAATCTCGTTACACGACATCAACGGTAACCGCCAACGGATCTCGTTGATCTCACCTACCTTTAACGTCAAGGATCACCTGCAAGCGTTAGGTCGCATCCACCGCAACGGAGCAAAAAGTGATGCCATCCAGAAGATTCTAGTTGCCAGCGATTCGATAGAAGAACACGTTATGCGTGTTGTTGAGCAGAAGTCAGATAATTTAAATACTCTACACCAATGAAAACAAAAATAAAAGGGATGACCCCTTACAAAAAACAAATAATAGACAAAGTGACCGAACTCGTATGTTCAGAATTCGCCATAAATCGTGACGAGATTTTTACTAAGAGTAGGGCTTACTCTTACTGTATACCCCGTATGGTCGCTGTCGGCATCTTGAGGAACAAGTTTAAGTTCACTTATAGTTCGTTGTCTTCTTACTACGGCTACACTCACGGTAGTTCGATTGCTTATGCATCTAAATCTCTTGACCAGAGAATCAAAGAAGACCCTGAAATCGCTTCAGTCGTCGAGTCAGTACTTAAACAACTAAACTCATAAGTCATGAGACCAAAAATTTTAAGGAACTCCCCGTTTGCAGCCACAGGCAGAGGTGGTCAGACTTTAATTCAGTATCATGACCTCACCTTCAAATCGAAACACTCGAAAGGTAAACAACCTAAGAAAAAGAAAAGGAGAAAATAGTCGTGAATAATGAAATGAAAGAGAACTCTAAGATGATGCAAGAAGCCATTGTCATTGATGCGACAAGGCTGATTAAAAAATATTCAGAGCAGTATGGGCTACCCCCTAAATGGGTAATGAGTCGCTTCGATGAGGGGGGTCCAAAAGGTAGGACTATACAAACCAGAGTTGAATCCTCTCACGCTAGGCATCGTGTCATCACTGAGCTGGCTGATATGGGGTATCCGAGAGATTTGATAGCGCGTTCGTTTGATCTTGGTCGTGACGCAGTTAACAGTATTATTAGAAAATTTAGACAACAACAAAATGAGCAACAACACTAAATACCTGTCAGACGCAGAGAAGATCAGACTCAAGTTACTTGAGGATGAGATCTACATGCTAAACCACAAAGTTGAGCGCACACTCAATAAACGTGACCGCCTCCAGCGTGAGGTTAAGCACATAAACGAATCGACCCATGAGCGAACAACCAAACCATAGCGATAGGGGCCACGCGGAGTTTTCTCCGTCGAGTCTAAAGTATGTAGCCGCCTGTGCTGCTTATCAAGGGCGTGACGGCACATCCGCCGCCGCTGAGATGGGGACCAGAATACACGAGGCTCTTGAGGTCTTCGATCCTTCTGCTCTCCATACTGAGCAGGAGCATGAGATCTACGAGCAGATCGTCAAGATGGAGCAGGACTTCATGGCTAACTTCGGCGACATCGCTGAGGAGCTAAACGAGATCCAAGTCGAAGTTGCCCTAGACGGCACTGAGACATGGGGAACCTGTGACCGATTCCTGATCCTCAAAGGCGGTGACCGTGCCGTCATGGCTGACTACAAAACCGGAATCAGTATCATTGATCCGCCAGAGAAGAACTGGCAGGCCAAAGCTTATACGACTGGAGCCTTCCAGAAGTATCCAGACATTCAGGAGATCGTCTTCGCGTTCTACGTGCCGCAACACAATGCGACCCTTCATCACACGTTTACGCGAGGCGATCTCCCTACTCTGGTCGAAGACCTTAGTCGAGTGATCAAGGCTGGCGAAGAGACCCGACCTAAGTGGGAGTCTGGCACGCCTGAGCTAGAGGAATGCACCCCGACTCAGTATTGTCGTTTCTGTAAGCACGAGGATACTTGTCCTGCGTTAGGCGGACTCGTCATCAGCGTGGCTAAGAAACTAGATACCACGTTGCCGGACATTGATCCTACTGACGTGGACAATCCAGCTAGACTCTCTGAGCTATTCAACATCGCAAGGATCGTAGAGAACTGGGCAGCGTCTATTAAGGCAAAGACTCTCGCCAAGTTAAAAGACGGCGATAAACTTGATGGCCTAAAACTACGGTCAATGGGTCGAACACGTAAGTGTGCTGACAACGAAATGCTCGTAAAGATTGCAAAAGAACATGGTCTAGAATTAAGTGAGATAATTAGTGAGCTAAATTTCCCACTTACTAAGATCTCGAAATTAGTATCTGCAAACGCAGAAAAATCAGAAAAACGAGAAAAACAACAGAATTTCCTTGCCGCCTGTGATGACGCAGGCATAGTCCAAACCTCTGAGGAGCGATTCAGTGTCGC